ACGGATCAGGATCTGCCTCAGGAGTGTTCACGCAGGGGAAACAAACAGGAAGGCCTTAAAGAAAAAGATATTATAGGTATTCCGTGGCGTGTGGCCTTTGCTTTGCAGGCAGACGGGTGGTATCTCAGGCAGGATATTATCTGGAATAAACCAAACCCTATGCCCGAAAGCGTTAAGGACAGGTGTACCAAATCCCATGAATATATTTTTTTATTAACGAAGAAGTCTCATTATTATTTTGATAATGAATCCATTAAGGAGTCTGGACTGGACGTAGATAAAAATAAAAGATCTGTATGGACAGTACCCGTACACCCTTACAAGGAAGCTCACTTCGCCACATTCCCGACACAATTAATCGAACCCTGCATAAAGGCTGGGAGTCCCAAGGGCGGTAATGTTATAGATCCTTTTGGGGGCGCAGGCACTACGGGTATGGTAGCAGACAGACTGGGGAGGAACGCCACCCTCATTGAATTAAATCCTGATTATGTTAATATAATAAACGACAGGATAGTAGATGACGCAGGAATGTTTGCGGAGATAAATGGTTAAAATATATCACGATACGAGTAGAAAAATGAATTGCTGGCATTGCGGAAAAGAACTTGTTTGGGGTGGAGATGACGACATACCTGATGAAGACCCGTCCTCTGGGGAGTATTCTATGGTAACAAATCTTAGTTGTATGTATTGCAATTCCAGTGTGTTGGTGTATTATCCAAGAGAAGGAAATAGTCCCTGATGTTTTCATTGGTGATAGTTTCTTGTTTGGATTACGCCCAGGGCTAGGTCCTCCCTCCTAGCCACATTGGTCAGATTACAGCACGAGGTCAGACCAGTGGTTGGTCAACTAACCCTTCGTCCCTTACTCTTTTTCTCAAACACCCAGGGGACGGGGGGTTTTTTTAGAAAAAAAATATGGCACAAAAAAAAGCATATGTTTACGTACCCGCCCCAAGAAAGAGAACCAGCATAGGCTGTAGCTCCCTGACACGTCCAAAAAACAAACACAAGAGACGTAGGTACAAAAAGTACAGAGGTCAGGGAAGATAAGTAAAATAATAAAATATTTTTTAATTTATCAATATATGGTATACTTCCATCGGGTGGTATACTATGGAAGTGATAGGACGTAACGCAATAATTGATACAGCTCCTGATGCTTATGTTTTTAAAAAAGACAGGGACAAGATAAAGGTATGGGATTATTCAAAACCAAAAGACTGTCCTTGGTGTGGACAGTGGACACGCTTTGAATTTATTCGAGGTCACTACAGTTGCATCTCATGTAAGAGTCCTGTGCTAGACTGTTGTGACGGGGAACAAATTTTTGACAGATAATATTTCTATTATTCAAAGCCAGATACAACAGCTACCCTACGGGGAGCAACAGGAAATCCTCGACCTTCTGGATAAACTGGAGGATGCCCAGAAAAGAGAAAAGACCCAAAGTGATTTCTTGTCTTTTGTAAAAGAAGTATGGCCTTCCTTTATCGAGGGCAGGCATCACAAGGTAATGGCAGAATGTTTTGAAAGAGTAGCTAACGGCGAACTAAAAAGATTAATAATCAATATGCCTCCACGTCATACCAAATCAGAGTTCGCATCTTTTCTTTTGCCAGCATGGTTTCTTGCAAGATACCCCGATAAAAAAATTATACAGACTGCACATACCGCAGAGCTTGCCGTAGGTTTCGGACGTAAGGTTCGTAATGTTTTCTCTGATGGCAGTTTCCAGCAACTGTTTCCAAAGGTAAACCTAAGGGCAGACAGTAAGGCTGCTGGTCGCTGGAACACAGACAAGGGCGGTGAATATTTTGCTATTGGTGTTGGCGGTGCGGTTACAGGTAAGGGTGCTGATCTTTTAATTATTGATGACCCGCACTCCGAACAAGACGCAGCTCAGGGACAGTATAACCCTGAAGTATTTGATAGAGTTTATGAATGGTACACCTCAGGACCTAGACAAAGGTTACAGCCTGGTGGTGCAATCATTGTTGTTATGACACGCTGGAGCAAGCGGGATTTAACAGGAAAAATAATAGAAGCGTCCACACAAAGGGACGGCTCTGATGAGTGGGAAGTTATACAGCTCCCAGCTATTATGCCTTCTGGAAATCCGCTATGGCCTGAATACTGGGGGATACAGGAGCTTGAGGCTCTTCGTTCAGAACTCCCCACTTCCAAATGGTCAGCCCAGTATCAGCAAGATCCTACATCAGAAGAAGGAGCAATTATTAAACGTGAGTGGTGGATGGAGTGGACAACCAGCCGTCCCCCGCCATGCGAGTTTATTATTCAATCATGGGATACAGCTTTTCTAAAGACCCAGAGATCAGACTATTCAGCCTGTACAACATGGGGTGTCTTCCTTAATGAGGAAGAGGATGCCATGCATATTATTCTGCTGGATGCTTTTAAAGAAAGACTGGAGTTCCCTGCACTTAAAAAGAAAGCCTATGACTTTTACATGGACTGGGAGCCTGATGCATTTATTGTGGAAGCAAAAGCATCTGGTATGCCACTTGTGTTTGAGCTTAGGCAAATGGGTATACCCGTAGCTGAGTTTACCCCCTCCAAGGGAAATGACAAAATAGCTAGGGTTAATGCCGTGGCAGATCTCTTTGCATCAGGTATGGTCTGGTTCCCGCAAAAAAGATGGGCAGAAGAAGTAATAGAAGAGTTTGCTTCATTCCCCACAGGAGACCATGACGACCTAGTTGATAGTTCAACCCAAGCCCTGCTGAGATTCAGGCAGGGTGGATTTATTAGAACACCATCAGATGAACCTGAAGAGGAGTACCCGCCACGTTATGCGGAGTATTATTAATGGATTATGGATACAGAAGTAACAAGAAAGACAAATGGATTTTAAAATATATAGCAATATGTCTATTGATTTTTGCCACATTTTGGTTTTTAGTGTGGTTAGACGGATACGCAAAGGGTTGATATGGCAATAGAAAAAGCAATCGAGGCTGTTGCAGGGGAGCCTGATGTAGAGGTGACAGTTGTTAACCCAGAAGCTGTTACAGTGGAGACTGAAGATGAAACGATTATTATTGGCGCTGAAGAAGAAATGGCGGGAGTTTCCTTTGGGGAGAATCTTGCTAATCATATCTCGGACAGTGATCTCCAAAATCTTAGTAGCGAACTCATGGGTGCAGTTGACACTGACAGGGGTTCAAGAAAAGATTGGGAACAAACTTACATCAGGGGACTCGAACTCCTCGGATTAAGAATTGAAGAAAGAAGCACACCTTGGCCAGGTGCTTGCGGGGTGTTTCATCCTATGTTGTCAGAGGCTGTTATCAGGTTTCAGGCGCAGTCAATTATGGAAACCTTCCCAGCAAAAGGTCCTGTTAAAACACAGATCGTTGGCAACCTGACTGAAGACAAAGAGAAACAGGCTATTCGTGTAGCCGATGAAATGAATTATCAGGTTACGGAAGTTATGACCGAGTACAGGTCAGAGCATGAGAACATGCTGTTTGCACTTCCGCTTGCAGGTTCGGCATTTAAAAAAGTTTACTACGATATGGATCTGGAAAGATGTACGTCCGTCTTTGTTCCAGCAGAAGATATGGTTGTCTCTTACGGGGCTTCCGACCTAGAATCCTGTCCTCGTTATACCCACATAATGAAGAAGACAAAGAATGAAGTAAGGAAGCTACAGCTTTCTGGCTTCTATAGGGATATAGATCTTCCAGATCCGACACCTGATATTTCAAAGATACAGGAAGAATATGACGAAATGCAGGGCGTAGATCCTAGCTATGAACATGATGACAGGTACACACTGTACGAAATTCATGTTGATCTTGATCTGGCAGAATTTGAGGAACTTGATGACTCTGGCGAACAGACAGGGATTGGTCTCCCATATGTGGTCACTATCGACAAGTCTTCAAGTGAAGTGCTGTCCATCTATCGCAACTACCTGGAGAACGATCCCCTTAAAAAGAAGATGTTACATTTCGTTCACTATAAATATCTTCCGTCTCTGGGTTTTTACGGTTATGGACTCATACACTGCATCGGCGGGCTAGCACGTTCTGCGACCTCCATCTTAAGACAGCTTGTCGATGCAGGCACTTTATCTAATTTACCTGGCGGTCTGAAGTCTAGGGGGTTGCGTATCAAAGGTGATGACTCTCCCATCATGCCAGGTGAGTTTCGTGATGTAGATGTGCCAGGCGGGGCGATTAAAGACAGCATATCCTTTCTTCCATACAAAGAACCAAGTCAGGTTTTATATAGCCTTCTAGGGAACATAGTGGACGAAGGACGGCGATTTGCAGCCCAAGCGGATATGAAGGTGTCTGAGATGAGCAATCAGGCTCCAGTAGGCACTACGCTGGCTATAATGGAAAAGGGCATGAAGGTTATGTCTGCGGTGCAGGCACGGGTTCATGCGTCTTTAAAAGGAGAGTTTAAGATACTGGCAAACCTTATCAGGAAGTATATGCCAGCAGAATACTCTTATGAGGTTGGAGACGAAAACGCTGTAAGGGCAAATGATTTTAATGAAGTGGTAGATATTATTCCTGTCTCTGATCCTAACGCAACCACCATGTCTCAACGTATCATGCAGTATCAGGCGGCAATGCAGTTAGCTTCACAGGCTCCGCAGATGTACGATATGCCAGAGCTTCACAGGCAGATGCTGGAAGTTATGGGAATGAGAGATGTAGAAAAGATTATTCCAGACAAGGGCGATGTTAAACCTACAGACCCAGTTACCGAGAACCAGAACCTTATTAACAGCAGGCCTGTTGAGGCTTTCTCTTATCAGGATCACAAAGCTCATATTGCAGTTCACCTTGCGGCTATACAAGATCCCAAGATACTGGAGCTTATATCCCAGTCGCCAATGGCTAAGACCATACAGGCGGCGGCAGAAGCCCACATCAGGGAGCATCTGGCATTTGAATACCGTAAACAGATTGAAGAGCAGATGGGTGTTCCATTACCTGCTGAAGGAGAGCCGTTGCCAAGGGATGTGGAAGAAGAACTATCCCGTGTTGTTGCACAGGCTGCTGGCAAACTATTACGCAAGGATCAGGCAGAAGCTCAGGAAGAACTTATCCAGCAAAGACTTCAAGATCCTATATACCAGCAACAAGAGAAGGAACTGGAGATACGGGAACTCGATGTCAAGAGAAAGGCGGCGGCAGATCAGCTTCGAGCAGAGGTGGAACTGGAAAAAGCAAAGATCAAGCAGGAGACAGAAGAAGAACGTATTGCCTCTCAGGAAAAAACAATCGGCGCACAGATTGGTGCAAAGCTGGCAGGTACAGTTATAGAAACAGAAGCCAAGACAGAAGAGCTGGATGCCAAAGAAAAGATGGAAGGCGCAAGGCTGGGCGTAGAGATGGCAAGAGAAATATTATCTAAAGAGAAATCGAATGGCGATTAAACGTGGGCAGGAAACTTTTTCTGGTTACAACAAACCAAAGAGAACGCCAAACCACCCAAAGAAATCCCATGCTGTTCTAGCTAAAGAGGGAAACAATGTAAAATTAATACGCTTCGGAGAGAAGGGTGCAAAGACAGCAGGCAAACCCAAGGCAGGGGAATCCCGTGCAATGAAAATGAAACGTAAATCTTTTAAAGCTAGGCACGGTAAGAATATTAAAAAAGGAAAAATGTCAGCGGCATACTGGGCTGACAAGGTGAAGTGGTAGTGGCAACAAAAAAGAAAACAAAGTCTAGGGTTAATGAAGCAGGAAACTACACCAAGCCTACTATGCGTAAGCGTTTGTTTAATAAGATTAAGTCTGGTGGTAAGGGCGGTAAGCCAGGTCAGTGGTCTGCACGTAAGGCTCAGATGCTTGCTTCTCAGTATAAAAAAGCAGGCGGTGGTTATAAGTAATGGCGTTAAAAAAATCTCAGAAATCTTTAAAGAAATGGACAAAACAAAAATGGAGAACTAAATCTGGCAAACCTTCCTCTAAGACTGGAGAGAGATACTTACCAGATAAAGCAATTAAATCACTGTCTTCCAAGGAGTATGCCTCAACAACAAAAGCAAAAAGAGCTGGGACAAAAAAAGGTAAACAACATGTGGCACAACCAAAGAAGATTGCAAAAAAAGTAAAGAGGTACAGGACATAACATGGCAATAGAAGAACAGCTACCATCACTATTACAAAAAGTATTACGTGAACAAATGAACGAAGCTGCAGATCACCTCGCTACAGGAGGTGCAAAGGATTATAATTCGTATGCTAATATAGTTGGAAAAATCGAAGGGCTAGCCTTCGCAGAACGGGAGTTACTCAATCTGGTAGAGAGGTTTACCAAGGATGAGGACTAACGCAAGGGCAACTACCACGCCCTGTAAAGTGGTAAGCAAAAGAGGTAAACATGACGACAAAGAAAAAAGAAGCTGTTGTAGACCTTGAGAAGCACAGAAGCGCAACTCAACTCCCTACTCCACAAGGATATAAAATCCTTATTGCCCTGCCTGACCGTGAAGAAAAAACGGAAGGCGGTATCTATAAACCAGATTCCCTAACAGACTTGGAAGAGATAGCAACTGTTTATGGTTTTGTTATTTCTATGGGGCCTGACTGTTATAAGGATGAGAAGAAGTTTCCTACAGGACCTTGGTGTAAAGAAGGAGATTTCGTAGTCTTTAGAGCCTATCAGGGAACTCGCATCAAGATACATGGCAAGGAGTTTCGTCTTATTAACGATGACACTGTAGAAGCAGTTGTCGAAGATCCACGGGGGTATACAAGAGCATGAGCGAAGAAACACAAAACATAGAAGCAGAAGAATCTGAACAGTTAGATTTTGAAGTAGAGGAGATAGATGATCGTCCAGTAGAAGATCGTGTTGAACCTAAGATCAACGCAAGCAAAGACTTTGATGTATCTGATGAAGAGATTGCTTCTTATTCTGAGAATGTTCAGAAAAGAATTAAACAGCTCAAGTATGAGTTTCACGAAGAAAGAAGAGCCAAGGAAGCGGCACAGCGTCAGAATGAAGAGGCTATAAAGATTGCCCAGAATCTGGCAAGCGAGAGAGATAATCTTCGTCAAACTATAAACAGAGGTAATGAAGCGCTGTTTACTGCAACCGAGTCTAAGTTAAATACAGACCTAGATGTAGCAGAAAAAAACTTTAAAGAGGCTTACGAAGAAGGTGATGCTGATAAAATATCAGAAGCCCAGCGTAAACTAACAGAAGCATCTGTGGATAAAAAGAATTGGGAGCAGTATAAGCCACCCCCAGAAGCAGAGGTTAAAGAGGAAGAACCATTACCAAATGGTCAAGAACAGCCTCAGGTAGTTGTTGACCAACGAGCAAAAGCGTGGTTAACTAAAAATCAGTGGTTCGGCAACGGACCTGATAAAAACGCTGAGATGACAGGATTTGCATATGGTGTTCACGAAGACTTGGTTAGGTCAGGAGTTGACCCGAATACTAGGGCAGATGAATATTATGCTGAAGTCGATAAGCGCATACAGGAAAGGTTTCCTGAACATTTCGGAGAAGAAGCTAGTCGTGAGGAAACTTCCGCTCCGCAACCCGTGGTTGCTTCTGCTCGTAGAAGCAGTGGTAAGACACGCAAAGTACAACTCACAAAAACTCAGGTTGATCTCGCCAGGCGACTTGGGATCACTAAAGAGCAATATGCAGCTCAGATAGCGAAGGAGACGGCGCATGGTTAATGACACTGATAAAGTTGAAACCCAAGGACGAGAGTCCAGAGAACATGAAACGAGAGAAGTAGAGACTCGCACAGAATCATGGTCACCACCAACTGTACTACCAGATCCAGATCCGCAAGATGGCTGGGTGTTTAGGTGGGTTAGAACCTCAACAGTGGGACAAGCTGACAATACCAATGTCTCCAAGAAACTCAGAAGCGGCTGGGAACCTGTGAAAGCAGAAGACCATCCAGAGATGATGATTAAGTCTGATCTGGATTCACGTTTCGGAGGAGAAGGAAACATTGAGGTTGGCGGGTTGTTGCTCTGTAAAATGCCAGAAGAAAAACTGAAGGCCAGAGGTGATTACATTAAAGGCGTAGCTGACAGACAGATTGATTCGATTGACAATAACTTTATGCGGGAAAACGATCCTCGTATGCCTGTCCTTGAATCGGAAAGGAAGACGAGGGTGGACTTTGGAAAAGGCGGCGGTTAGTCGCTTTTAATGTTTAACTTTTAAGGAGAGAATCAAATGGCTGGTTCAACTGACGCTCCTTATGGGATGATACAAGTAGGCATCCTTGGTCAGGGTTACAATACTGGTGGTCAAACCATGTATCCACTTGGATCAAACAACACTAATGCTATATATGCTGGGCAACCAGTAGCTATGGCGGCTGGTGTTCTTGTTCCAATTACTGCAACCCCAACCACGACATATGGTGCTTCTACAACACCCATAGGGGTCGCTTGTGGTTTTCGTTATGTAGACGGAAGCACAGGACAACTAACTTTTGCTAACAATCTTCCTGCAAGTGCGATGACAGCAGCGGGTCACACAGACGTACAGATTTATGTCTGGGACAACCCAAGAGCTATCTTCAAGGTTCAGGCAGATGCAGCAATGGCAAACACAGATCAAAACCTAAACTCTGCTTTGACAAATGTTACAGCGAATAATTCGCTTAACGGTCAAAGTAAGTTGACGGTTGATGCTGATGCCGCCACAACAAACTCACTCGCTGTTCGTATATATGGCTTATGGGAAGGTCCAGGTGTAGATTGGACTGACTCATTTCCAGATGTTCTTGTTACTTGGAACGCTGGAGTCCATGCATATGATCTTGCGACAGTAGCATAGGAGACTTGGGAAATGGCTATATCACGAGCGCAGATGCTGAAGGAGTTACTCCCAGGTCTTAATGCCTTGTTTGGTTTGACTTATGACACTTATGAAAATGAGGATCAGGAGATATATGAAACAGAATCTTCTGACCGATCTTTCGAGGAAGAGGTCAAGCTGTCAGGTTTTGGGCAAGCCCCCGTAAAGAGCGAGGGTTCAGCGATAACTTACGATACCGCAAGCGAAAGTTTTTCGGTTCGTTATAACATGGAAACCGTTGCAATGGGTTTCTCTATTACAGAGGAAGCAATGGAAGACAACTTGTATGACTCGCTTTCAGCTCGTTATACAAAAGCATTGGCAAGGGCGATGGCTTATACCAAACAGGTAAAAGCTGCTGTGCCTCTTAACAATGGATTGCCTTCTGTCGCTACGTTTAACTCTGGCGATGGAGTTGCCTTGTTCTCTACAGCTCACCCAACAGTACAGGGTGGCACTAACCAGAACACACCAACAACACAAACCGATTTGAATGAGACCAGTCTTGAAGCGGCTGTAATCACAATGGGCGGTTGGGTTGATGAGCGTGGGCTGTTAATAGCTGCGAGACCACGCAAACTCATTGTTCCTTCAAACAATATGTTTGTAGCAACAAGGATTCTGGAATCCGAAGGAAGACCAGGAACTGCGGATAACGACATCAATGCTATCCGAAATAATGGTACAATCCCAGAGGGTTACAGAGTGAATCACTTCCTAACGGACAGTGATTCATGGTACATCATTACCGATGTTCCTAATGGCATGAAACATTTTGATCGTGTTCCTTTGCAAACTAGCATGGACGGTGACTTCGACACTGGAAATGTTCGTTACAAAGCACGAGCAAGATATGCCTTCGGAGTTTCTGATCCTCTCGGAATCTTCGGATGTGAAGGTGGTTAACTAGTATGGAGAGGGGGGTAACCCCCTCTTCTGTTTTTCTGGGGAAAATTAGCTCTAAAGACTGACCCAGCAGACGCTTACAAGACTTTAGAGTAAAACCTTTGTAAGGAGGTACTTATGGGTACAACCCGTTTTTCAGGTCCCGTTATGTATAGCGGGAATGGTAGTGAGAACGAATGGTTCGAGAATCTGCCAATAGGAGTTAATCCCGATTATGTTTGTTACTACGATGATTTTACAGGCATTGATATTGATGATACCGATGACTGGACAAAATCTGTTCTGAACAGTGGAACTGTAACTTTACTTGGCGACCATGTAGGTGGCTGGGCAAAAATAGCAGGAAGCGGTTCACATGATAATTCAGGTGGCAGTCTTCAGGGTAATGAGATCTGGATGGCGCAAGCTAACAAGAACATATACTTTGAAGCTAGTGTTGCTATGTCAAAACCTGCTGACTCTGATTTGTTTGTGGGTCTTGCAGAGAATGGAACGCTTGCTACAGGAGTTCCTTTTACAGCTAACAACCAAATCGGTTTTATAGTTGTTGAGGGTTCAGGGTCAATTTTTGGAAACGTAGATTCTGGTGGAAGCGATACCGCTCTTGATACAGGAGTGGATATGGCAGCGGCCGCTGAGTCAGGTTCTTTAATAACAAATTCCAGAAGACTTGGTTTTATTGCAAGAGGCACTGGTTCGGTAGAGTGGTTTGTTGACAGAAAGTCTGTTGGCACAACAACTACCAACATACCAACTGTAGCTCTGACTCAATTCCTTGCAGGTATATCTGGATCTACGGCAGCCGATGTTCATTATTGTGATTATATCTGGGTTGTTCAGCAACGAACAACTGATGGTATGGTTCAGTATGACGCTCAACCATAAGAGGTAGGTCATGGCTGAAAAAAAGAAATCTGCAAAACGTAAGAGCGGGGGCAGTAAGACTGCCCCTGCTTCCACCAAAACCTCTACCAAGAAGAGAGAAAAGAAACTTCCTATTGAGGGAAGTGCTATTCATAAATCTATGGTTCTTCGAGGAGAGATAAAAGGATAGGAAGACGACATGGCTATACTAAAAACCTTTAACTACACCTACAGTGGATCTGCTGAAAGTTTGAGCAATCCAGCAGATGACGTAGATACTGTTGCAGATGCCCAGTCTATTGCCTCTCCGTTTTATTTTACTTTAAACGGTGGCGCTTCAACTGCTGGAGACCGTGACGGTATATGCGCCAGTCAGAGTCATACTGGGGCTTTAGCAATGATTATTAATGGGGCTGCTTCTTCTCAGAATCCTGTTACTCGTATGAACTATGTAAAGTATTCAGTTCCCCGCACTATAGCTTTTTATTCTGGAAGCAATAACTCTACCAGAACTTTGACCGTAAAAGGTCTGGGCGTAAATGGTGTTGAACAAACTGAAGAGATTACAGGTCCCAATAATAGTTATACGGTATCTACATACCAATGGACGCAGATCTCAACTGTCTACTCTGATGGAACGATTTCTAATCTGGAACTAGGCGATGGGTATGGTTATCAAGATCTTGGCAGTTTGTTAAGGTTGCCAAGCGTTACATCTGACGGAAACGATAGCGGTAGAACTGTTAGTATTATTGGCACTGATTATCTGGGCAATGCTTTAACTGAAACCCTTACAGGACCTAACTCTGGTACAGTTCTCGCAACCAACTATTTTAAAACTATTTCTGCTGTGAAACTTAGCGGAGCAGGAACTGGAAGTCTAAGTGTTGGTTGGCAGGCAGGGATTAGAGTTATGATTAATCCTCAGCTTAGTATGCTTAACAACTGGTATACTGTAGAAGGTGACAACTCTGCTAACGCTCATATCTCCGTAATTGACGGATCAACATCTTCTGCTACAGGCTCTACTCTTTTAGAGTTTGATCCTGGTGGAACAGCAGATGAAGTCAACTATCCTAATATAGGAGGAGACGGTATTAGATTTGCGACAACCATGTCTTTCGATATGCCTAATGATGCAGATCTTTTAAAGTCCATTACCCTTATGTATTCGGGGTAAGGATGGATATTGTT